GCCTCCGTGGAGGTGTCTACGAAGGTAACGGAAGAGGTAGCTTTTTTAGCCATTACCCGCCGCCAACCCTTCGCAAACGAGCTCGATTTTCTCTCCTTTCACCGGATAAGAGCGGAGAACTTTATATATTACCCCGTCGTACTCGAAGTAATTCTCGTTCTCGTATTCGCAAGCCATAATCTCGACGCAAAGCTCGGGCTTTCTTCCCGCCGTTTGCGCTTGATAAAATTCCGAGCGCTTTACGCCCGTTTGGTTGCAAAATACCTCGCGCTTTGAAAATCCCGCCTTTTGCGGGCGGTTGAATTTGTCGAGGGTTTCTTCCTCTCGGCAGAGGTAGCCGACGTCTCGCCAATACATACGATCACCTCCCGATATATTCGCTCGATAGGCTCAAGTGCTTTTTGAGTGAGTCGAAAGCTTCGCGGTATCTCTCCGCGTCGGGGTTGTCGAGTCCGAACTCTGCTTTTACGTAGAGAATACAGGCTCGCCTCGTAAGCGGATCGGTGTCGTCGTATGCTTTGGCGGGGAGGATCCCTATCTCGGTAAGCTCTGCTCGAGCCGCGAGAATGAGATCCTTTATCTCCCCGTCAAAGGCGCTTGTTCGGTTTGCTCGAACGGCGAGGCGGGCGGCATACAAGAGATCCTCGGAAACCTCGGTCTTTTTATATGTGTCCGCCATTATTCAGCCCTCCGATTACGCGGTTTTCTTGCCGTAAACGAGCGTCTCGGGCTGTGTTGCGGCGCCGAAAATGCCGTATGCGGTGTAGTCGTTCGCGCGCTTCTTGCCGGAAACGTCTCTCGTGAGAGAAACGTTCTCTACGACGTTCATACGAGCGTACTTGTGAACGTTGCCGATCACAAAATCGCCGTCATTGAGGTAAGGATCTACCTCTACCTTGTAGGTAGCGATCGAGCTCACGCCGGCGCCGTTGATAGGCGTAAAGATGTACGCGCCGTTATCGTCCTTCGAGAAGGAAATTTCCTCCACGATAGAGGTAGAAACGTAGATCTTCGCGCCTACCTTCTGCTTTTTGCCGAGCTTACCGAGAGCGGCGCCGATCGCTTCGAGCGCGGTACCGTTGTAGCCGTGGGAGATAGCGCCGAGCGTTACGCCCTTCATTTTCTCGTTACCGTCGCCGTAGATAAACTCCTGTACCGCCATATCGCGAACAGCTTCTACGAGCTCGTTCTGAATATAGTCGATAAAGCTATCTACCGCCATAGCCTCGAGTCTCCAAGAGACGCGGATCGTCTCGGAGATCTCGGAGGTGCCGAGAACGAGATCCGCCCACTCTACGGAGCCGTCGCCGTTTGCCTCGGTTTCCTTCTTGCTCTTTGCTCCGGAAGCGCTCTTCTTGTAGGGGAACTTGAGGAGCCCGGGGATAGCGGTTCTCGCCGCGTCTCTGAACAGAGGAGAAACGAGGGAGATCTCTTCCATAAGCGCGAGATTGATACCCGTAGGAATGAAGAGACCGCCGTTGTTCACGCCGTCGGCGTCTGCGGAGGGCGCGGTGTATTCGGTCGCGGTGGTGGTGAGGGCTACGTCGAGGGCTCTCTGCTCGGTAGGAGTGAGGGCGCGTCTCATAAGGGTTTTAGCCCAAGCGGAGCGGTATTCGGGGGTTCCGAGGACGGTATCGCGAGTAAAGACGGGCTCCTCTGCGCCTCTTGCGTGAGGGTTCTCTACGGTTCCCGCGGGAACGGTGCCGCCGGCGATACCCTCGAGGAGTCTCTTTCTCTGCTCGAGTGTCTCGTATTCGGTGTTGAGAGCTGTAAGCTCGGTTTCAAGAGCGCCGAGATCGACGTCCGCGGATCTCTGCTCAAGCTGTCCGCGGATCTCGGCTTTGCGAGCGCGGATTTCGTTCATTCTCTGAATAATTTCGTTCATTGTGGTTTGTCCTTTCTTTGTTTTTTGGTTTTAGAGTAAAGTTTTGAGGAGGAGCTCTTTTCTGCGGCGTTCTCTCTCCAAGAACTCGGTTTCTTTTTGGCGCTCCGCCTCGAAGAAACTCCTCGCGGAAATAGAGGTCTGCTCGTAGGCGGGGAACGTTACCGCCGAGACGTCGTAGAGCTTCTTAATGCGAATAATGGTTCGCGTTCTCGTCTCTTCGTCGTAGCTCGATTCGGCGATCGTGAAAGAAAAGCTCATTTTGTCAATTCTTCCCGCCTTAATATCACCGTAAAGCTGTCGGTGCCTTTCGTCCGTTCCGTCGAGGATCGCCTCAATATCGAACGTATCTCCTACGCTGTAATTGAGCGAGCCGTTTTTGTTACGGGCATAGGGCGTCAGCTCGTGGTTTAGATTGAAAATAAAATCGCTCATATCTGCGCTATCGAACGCGCCGCGGGCGATTTTCTCGAAGAACTTTATACCGTCATACTCGTATAAGCAAGTAGGCGTATCGAATACGACGGGGGTTCCGCGAATAATAAGCTTGTTTTCGTCCTCGGTGCTTTCCCCGAGGTTGTATGTACCGAAAGCTCGGTACTCTCTTTCTTTAGGCTTAAAAGGCATATTTATTCCTCTCCTTCTCCCTCTCCGGGTGTTTTTGGTTCGCCGTCCTCGGCGGGATTTTGCGGCGGAGGATCCGTATCGGAACCGGCGCCGAGTTGGTATTCGTCGGCTTTCGCCGCGTTTACTACGTTGAGCGTTTGGATCCTTCGGCGTCCTTCCTCGCCTCCGATCGGCGGGAACCCGATCGTAGTAAGAGCTTGATCGAGTGTAAGAGCGCCAATATCGGCAAGGTATTTTACCGCGTTCAAGCGATCCGGGAGCTTTGCGTAGTCGAGCGTATTTATATCCGCTACGATCTCGTTTCCGAAGCCTCTTTGTTTTCTCGTAAAGAGCGCATTTGTGAGCGCTTGCGAGAGCTGAACGAAAAAGGGTTGAAGCTCACCGATATAAAAGTCGTTTTCTTCCTCCGGGCTCGCTGTGTTTCCGATAATTTTCGGGTTTGTACCGAAATACGAGTTGATCGCTTCCGTTACATACTCGAGCTGTTTATCCGGAATCGGTGTCGCTTTGTCCGTCATAGGAGTATACTTGTATCGGCTATCCGTAACAACGACGCCGGAGCCGTTGTTCTCGAGCGAGAGGTTATCTCGTATAAACTCCTCGCGGCGTTTCGCGAGATCCTCGTTTTTAACGCCTCCCTGTACCTCGAGAACGCCTCGGATTACCGAAACGAGCTCGGCGGATTTTCCCATACTCTGATTGAAGGTATTCGAGGTCGCGAGAACCGGTAAAATAGGCTTATTGTTCGATCCGAAAATATCGTGATCGAGGAAATGCGAGCCTACGACGACAATATCCGTCCACGGTAGCGCGTACTGCTTGCCGTTCGCGAAGCGGAAGAGAACGAAAAGCTCTCCGCCGTATTCTTTGAGCTCAAGCGCCGGCGCGTTGATGTTGTATATCTCTTTGAGCTCTCCGGTCGTTTCGTCCCATATCGGGAAAGCGCAAGCGAGGCGGTATACCTTGTAATTTGCCGCCATACGATAATAAAAGGCGTAGGCGGTGTTATACGGGTTCGGTCTGACCTGTAAAACTCGGTTGAGAGAATCGTTTATTTCGACGGATCTACCGTCGTTTTTTCTTACGTGCTTCGGCTGTACTACCGCCGCACGTCTCGCGAAAGAATCTACCGCCGCTCTTACCTTATCGTCCGCCCACGCATTACCCGAGAACGGCGTAAACGTGCTCGTGTAGGTGTTGAGGAGCTGAAACGTAGAGAGGTTCCGTTGCGGTGGTTGAGGCTTCTTTCCGAAAATCTTTTCAAATAGTCCCATTTTCTGATTACCCCACAAAATACATATAATTTTCAAAATCTCGAACGTAAACTACCCAAGCGTTAAGAAGCGATACCGCGCCGTCGATTCGGCGCTTATCGGTGATCTTTTTCGGCTCGATATTGTTCAACCCGGATTTTTTAACGGCTGTATTTGATAGGCACCATTTCAAAATAGGGTTGTTATTGTAATTCACCTTATGAGCACCGAGCGCGGCGCCCATTTCGCGCATAGGTTGAGCCCACGTAAAGGCGCCTTGCGCTACTTGCGACATTTCAAAGCCGTTGCTCTTCATTTCGTCCACCCAATAGCCGGCGAGCGCTCGGTCGTACCCGATCTTTACGGGATCTATTCGGTACTCTTCGCGCATTCTCATAAACCACGCCGTAACGTCGGAGTAATTGACGCGGTTTCCCGGGCATATTGTGAGAAGTCCACGCTTCGCCCACGTTCGATAGGGCGCCTCGTTGGTGTTCTTTTCCTCGAGGTGCTCGACGCGAGCCTCGGGCAAAAAATATTGTTGCAACACGTAGACGGTATCGTCGCCCGGCTTACGAATAAGCAGAGTAGCCGCCGTCAAGTCGGTAGTAGCGGAGAGGTCGCAACCGCCGATCGCGTAGGTGTTGAAAACGTCGGAAAGCTCAAAGGTCGCGGTATTGTTGATTTCCTCGAAAGAGAGCCAAGATTCCGAGCTGTTCTCGCGGACGTTAAAGTCTTTACAGAGAACGCCGGGAAGATCTGCGGGATTTTTCTTCGCCCTCTCGACGAACGCCTCGAGCGTTTTATACTGTTTGATAACGCCGAGACCGGGGTTCGCCTTGATCCATTTTGTCGGATCCGTCCACTCCTCGCGAGCGTCGAGCTCGTAGAGGATCGGGAGGAAAAGCGGATCCTCGATAATACCGTCGGCGACGTCGCAAGCGTATTTATACATATCGTCGAATATGCACTCGCGAACGGTGCCCGCCGTTGTTATCATAACTACGAGAGGCTGTCGGCGGCTCGAGGTGGATTGCTTCATAACCTCGTAGAGATTACGGTCGCGGATCGCGTGAAGCTCGTCTATGATTACGCCGTGAGCGTTCAAGCCGTCGAGCGTATTCGAGTCAGAGGCGAGCGCCTCAAAGATCGAGGCGGTGTACGGGAAATAGACGTCGTTACGCCGTTTCTTTATAACCGCTCGGAGCTCGGGGCTCTGCTTTATCATATTTACGGCTTCGGTAAGAACCTTTTTCGCTTGATCCTTTTTTGTAGCGACGGAGTAGATCTCCGCCGCGCCCTCTCCGTCCGCGATCAACATATAGAGCGCTATACCGGAAAGAAGCGTAGATTTACCATTTTTTCGACCGCATAAGAAGAGAGTTTCTCGGAACCGTCGGAACCCGGTTTCTTTTTCTATGAAGCCGAAAAGGGTTTGTATAAATGCTTTTTGGAAAAGCTCGAGCTTGAGGGGCGCTCCGAGGGTTCCTTGCGATTGCTTGCAAAACCGCTCGATAAACTGAATAGGGCGCTCTCCGAGCTCTTCGTCGAAGTAATAAGGGGAGTTTTCCTTCGGGTGTTGGATCTCCTCAACGAGCCGAGAATATACCGCTTTCACGCGGCGGCTTGTAACGATTTCGCCGCTCTCGATCTTCGAGTAATATTCTTCGATAAAATTCACTATTTGCCCGCCTTGTTACCCGCCGTAACGAACGACATAAGCTCCTCGCCGGCGGCTTTGCGCTCGCTCTGCGGAAGCTGTTCGAGGAGCTGTTTTAACAGCGCGGAATAGCTCTTTATGGTGGAATTATAGCTCTTTAAGGCGGGATTTTCGCGCCTCATTTTCTGCTTTCCGTTCTCGAAAAGCTCGATAACGTCGCCCTTTGCGATCTCCTCCGAGAGCCTCTCGAGGATAACTTGCGATACGGCGAGCTGATGGATCGGCTCGGCGAGGAATTTCTTTTTTTCTTCATCTAATGCGGCGAAAAAAGGTTTTAATTTTTTCTCCGCTTTCTTGATCCTCTCTTCGATTGACAGATCCGCGTTATTCGGTTTTCCTTTGCTCAATTTTTTAGCCCCTCCTTTCCTGTAACCCCCCCTCTATGTACGCCCGGGGCGGTCATAAAAGGGGCTGTTCCCCGGTTCTACGTTTTTCAAAAACGAAAAACGAAACCGGGGGGTATTATTGTTCGTCGTCGGTAGATATTTCTCTGATCTCGATAGCCGCAACGTTTAGAGGATTGATTACCAAGCTCGAACCCTCTACCGTCTCGACGGAAACGTAACCGCTCTCGAGCGCCTTTGTGAGAACCTCTACGAAATTGTCTACGGTTTTCTTAACCGTGTAGGTGATCGCGCCTTGCGACGTGTAGATAATAATTTCCACCATTACGAAAGCTCGCTCCTTTCTACGAGGTTTCCGTCCTCGTCGAATACGAGCCCTCTCTCCGTTACCGGCTCTCCCTCGTGTTCTATTGCGTGGCACTCACGGCAAAGCGTCTCGAGGTTGTGCTCGTTGAGTGATACGAGCGGATCGCTTATATTCTCGGGTGTCAGATGTTCTTTATGGTGAACGATCTCGCCCGGCTTTCCGCAACGTACACATAATTTCATATCTCGGAGAAAGACATACTCTCGAACTTTCTTCCACGCCTTCGACGCATAAAAGCTCTTTGCAAAATCTCTCATATATCGGCTCCCGCCCCTTGCCCCCAAGATTGATATATATTACCCAAATCCACGCAAAAAGCGGAACTCTTGCGAGCCCCGCTTCTTACGTAGTTTTTCACGGTATTATGATAACACATAAAAAGCAAGGTTTGAAGGTATTATTTTTTACCGCCGCTCTCGGAGCTTCTCGCGAGCGCTCCGTAGCAGAGGATCGAATAGGTCGCTATTCCTTTGTTGCGAATGTTGTAAACCGTCTTTTCGCTTTCGACGTAGATCCGCTCGGCGATCTTCTCAGCTGTGAGCTTCTCTATGTAGAAGAGCTTTAATACGGTTCTTTGCTCCTCGGGAACCGCTTCGAGGATTTCCTCGATCTCGCGGATTTTTTGCTCCGTCGCGTAGATCTCGTTTTTTGTCTCTACGAGAGCGCAAAGCTCCCCGAGAGTGTCGTTTACGTGGTGCGAGTCTACGTAAGGCTTCGAGAAGTCCACGCCCGCGGGCTCTTTTGGAGCGCCCGCTTCTATGAGCCTTTCGAGGCGTTTACGCATAATCGGGAGCGATTTCTTGAGAAGCGGTAAGCTCGAGATCTCGCGCTCCGCCGCTCTGAAATAGTCTATATTCATTCCGTTTTCCTCCTCAAGTAGTTTTCTATCTCGTTCGCGGCTTCCCGCCAACCGTAGCACGTGATCGCTTTGTAACCTTGCTCTTTGAGCCGCGCGATCCATTTCTTTTGATCTGCGGTCGGTTTGTTCTTGCCGTATTTGAGCTCTATATAGAGCCCGTGGAAGCCGGCGCGAGCTACCGGGAGAACGACGTCCGGAACGCCCGCCTTTACGCCTTGCCGCTTGAGCTTCGCCGCCTCGAATTTGTTACGGCGCCCTCCGTTCGGCACGTGGTAGAGGAGATCGAGCTCCGGGAACGTCCCGAGCTGATACGCCGCCCACGTAAACAAAGCCTCTTGCTCTGCGGCTTCCCATTGAGTAGGCGCCGCTCTCGGCTGTGCGGTAGGTTCTTCGAGTCCGAACTTTATTCTACATTCCGGGCATATTTGCGAGCCGCTTTCGGTTGCGAGCGGCTTCCCGCAAATCGCGCAAATTTCGCTATTCATTTTGTGGAAAATCCCTCCTTTTTCGTTTTCGATTATTTGCGAATCGGGATCCGTCCCGATATAGTTTGACGTGTAGGTAATAGCCGCCGTTCACCTCGTTATAGAACGGGCGAACCTCCGACAGCCGATACCCCTCATAAAGCCGCTCGAACGCTTCTCGGCTGTCAGAGTCAACGGTAGCGAGCTCCTTCGCTTTCTTTTGCGAGATCTTGCCGTCTCGATCCTTCGGCGGCGGTATAACGAGATTTCTCGATCCGCTCCACCTCTTACCGAACGGGAGCTCTCCTTCGTGTGCTACGAATTGCCGAGCGATATACCGGGCGAGCCCTTCTACGCCGTTTTCGTTGAATTGTAGGCGCTTCGAGTTTGCGTAGCCGTAACCCCATAGATCCTCAAGCGTCGAACGATCTACGCCTCCGGTCATTGTTATATGGACGTGGAAGCGGGTTCCTTCAAAGCCGCCCGAGGGAACTACTACGTACTTGAACTCCGGGAGCCCGAGCTTCGCGCGGAGCCTTTTTACCCTTCGGAGGTAATTCTGATAATCTCTTATTACCTCCTCGGGCGTTTCTGGTAGGTTCTCGTCGCTGTA